TATAAATCCCTCAGAAGTTACATTAGAAAGATTAAATAAGTAACTGGCATCTGTAGGTCTATCTTGAGTAAGTGTTAAAGATCCTGCACCCCAAAAGGTCATAGCTCTCATAACAGAACTGAGAGCCATTACTGTTTTGAAAGCATCTGCTCTTTGATTTAAAACTACGTTACAGCTAAATCTAGGCTCTTGACCTCCCTGACCATCATCAACTAATGCAGAAGCATAGACAGAAGCACTATAGAAAGAATATTTATCTAGTTGAGTTTCAGTAATATGTTCTCCTAATCCATATCTACTATTTGTTATAAGATCAAATAAAATCCAAGCAGGATCAGTTGTCCAATGTGTAGTTGTAGTAAGCGTTCCATTGAAAGTCCCTGTGTAAATTAACCTTCCATTTGTTTGATCTACAGTTGCATTATGGGGAATTTTAACTTTTATTCCACGAATCCTGTATAAACGTCTTGGAATACTAGGAAACTGTTCTGCATCAAAACGCAAGTAAGTATGAGCTACATTTGGATATGGCCTTTGTTCATCTATTATCTTTGTAAAAGATGACCACCTAAACGTATCTGTTATTCTTTCACTTGTGCTATCAGCAGAGTCTCTACCAACTGTTATTGAAATTGGGAAAGACGTATTTTCTCTTAAAGTAATTTTAAAATCTCTAGAATATGCACTTCTTGATTTACCAGTAACACTAAAAGCTGACGTTGGCACTGTAAGTAAATTTAAAAAACCACCAGGGCCAGTACCAGTGATTTGATTCTTATCAAAACGAGTTGTTCTTCCGTTATTTTCGGTAATTAATATAAATACATCAACTGTGGTTCCTAAATTTTTGCCATCTTTTTCATTAATGTTAATAAGAGCATCAAAACGTATTGTAACTCTAACTTCATCAATATTAGATTCGGTTATTGTTCTAGTTACTGGTGCTGCATTAGTTACTGGAGCATTTACACTAACTTCTGTTTCTATATCACTAACAACAGGTATTGAAGTTTGATTTGCCGTTCCAAAACGAGTTTTAAACAAGACTCTTTGGAAGTTAAAATCAGCATCCGTTATATTACTTGAATCTGCTGTTGATTTTACAATAGGTGTTTTATCTAAAAACACATCTTTTAAAGAGGCTTTGTTGTAAGCATCAGTTCCTTGAGTAAGTCCTGCTGCCGAAGGAAAACCTTCAATCTCTCCTTCACTTAAAACTTCTACAATATTTACTGCCTGTCTACTCTGTACTGAACTGTGAGTTATGGTAACAGTACCGCCACCACCTCCAAACCATTTAAAAGGGTTTAGTTGGATCTCTTTTGGTCCTGCTCCAGGGTGAACTCCAGGTACTTTAAACATTATGTTCCTCCTGAGAAGTCCTCTGTATCAATTCCTGCTGATACAATTATAGATCCAGTAAATATCTCGCCATAAACTACTGGTATTGCACTTCCAGCGTTTATTGTATTTAAAATTCCATTAAAATTAAAACTATTTGGATCGTCAAAGTTAGTATCTTCTGGTGTAGGGGTTAGCATCTGTGCTGCTCCTGATAATGCCAAATAAATACCAATATTTCCTGCTGCTGCCGCTAAACTAGCTCCTAATCCTCCTCCTCCTGCTGTAAAAGATAACCCTTTAAAAGCTGCTGATGTACCAAATCCTCCAGTTGCTATAACTGTTCCAACTAAAATTGCTCCTACCAAAAATCTTCCAAAACCTCTAGCACCAACAGCTACAGGTACTATTTTTATTTCTTGTTGACCAATCGGAGCATCTAATTCTTTATCAGTTATTTCGTAATCTCCGACCTTTATACAATAATTTTGTTCTATCATGTGCGATTGCAAAGCAGGAAAATTTGCTATTAAAAATCTAATGGCATCTACTGTAGAATTTATTTCAGCTTCAAAAGTACGTTGTCCCAAAAAGCGAGCTAATCTCCCGTAAACTTTTATTTTACTGAGCATAGCGATACCTCTTCTTTGTACATTCTATCCATTTTTGGTCATAAGTTTCTCTGGAACTAAGTCTTTTCACACAATGTTGAAGAATAGTTTGATCTCCTACATATAAAGCTACATGATCTAATTTTCCTGTATTAGTAGTGTCCATAAGAAGAACATCTCCAACTTCTGTCTCATCATTCTCATCTATTTCTATAAAACCTACTTTGGGTAAACCATATTCAAATAAAGGAGATTCAGCAAATTCTTTTGGACTCTTAGGTCTTTTCCAATGCTTTATAACTATATCTCTCTTTTGCTTATACCAATCAGTAATTAAGCTCCAACAATCTTGAATATCCCATACCCATTCTCTTCCAATTAATCCTTTTTTATAACCAGAAGGTTCAAAGTAATACCAATCTGATGTTTCTGGAGTGACAATATAAAAAGGTAAATCTAAATACTCACAACTAGCAAGGTCAGCCTGACTAGGTGTGGGAGGATGATTTGGATGACTATGAAATACACCCACAATCTCGGCTTGATCTTCTACATTTATCCAATCATCAGGATCTAAAATAAACTGTTCTCCTAACTCTTCAGCGAGATTTTTACAAGGAAAATATTTTTCTCTCCCTTTATAAACAGCTACTAAACCACAGGCTTCATGCGGTGCATCTTTTTTTGCGTGTTGTAAAGCAATATCTTTCCAAGTCATCCTCTAAATGCTCCAATACCAGGAAATAGTTCTTTCGTTGCAATTCTTCCTGGTAATTTTACATTTACTAAATCTAAAGCGGATTGAGCTTCCCATGTAACCACATTTCTATTTTCGGTAACTTTTCTATCTAAAAAATAAATTTCTTGAGGAAACTCTGCCGTTGGATCGGGAGTTCCATAAGGATTTGTATTTCCAGTAAAGTTTACAGCATCTAAAAAACGTGCCAAGGTTCTTATTCTTATAAATTTTGCACCATTTAAATCATTACCAACAGTATTTTCATTGATATTTTGCATTATTGCTGTTATCGTTCCAAAAATATTACTTACTGCGATTGTTGGTCTTGGTAAAGTTCCTGTTGAACCAAATTCAAATCCATTACATTCAATAGGAAATCTTAGATAGGAGTTACCAGCCCAAACAACTTCTCCATTTGCGTTCATATTTGCACCGTTATGAAAACGGTATATTGTGTTTGAGCCATGCAAAGCTGTATTTAGTTCAATCGTAAAAAGTTCAATAATCGAACCAGGGTTAATTGCTTGTAATTCTGAAGTTGGTATTGCCATTAGGGTTCAAATACTTGCTCAAAACTAGCTGTTATTCTACTTCTATCGGAATCAAACATCTCTCTGCCAAAACTTCTACAAATCCATTTATAGGTTGTAGTTTCATCAGGTGGCGACCAATCAAACGATGCACCATCTTTACCTCTAGCTTCTAAAAATGTTTCTATTGTATCGGCATCGCTGTCTTTTACATTAAAAGTAAGACTCCAGATTTTTGGATCTTGATTTAATCCAAAGCTTACACGTTGTTGATAACCATCACCAAATTGTGTAATACGTTGTTGTGGCTGACTACGTTTTGTAGCAGAGTATTGTGGTTGAAAATCAGGAAAAGTAGCCATTATCTATTTAATATACCTCCAGGTCTTTGTTGTTTAACAAGTTCTCCTTGAACAGCAGCAGCTATCAATGCACCAAGTTCTTGTCCTCCAGCGTCATCACCTTGAACATCTGAACCCGATGCGTCTACATTAACAACAACATTGTTAGTACCGCCACCTCCAAGTTTATTATTTGGCACAATCGTTCCAGATGATCTTGGTACGAATAATTCTGGCCCTTTTTCTCCTACTATTGAAGGCTTACCTACTGGTGGTCTACCTCCATTAGCAAACAAACCAAGAGCACCTAAAATACCACCACCTTTATCTCCTTTTGAACCTAATATCGAACCAAATAATGCTTGATTTAATGCAAGATCTAAGAATTTATCAGCAATATTATTTAACATATCACCTAAAGTTGATGTTCCTTTAATTAATCCTTTAATACCCTCTTTAATATCGTTATTAATTGATTCTGATAAACTTTCAAAAGCTTCTTTTATTTTAGCTGTATTATCATCTAAATCTTTTGTTAAATCTATAGCATCTTCTCTTAATCCATTTTGAGCTTCTAATTGACTAGTAATTGCAAGATATTTTTCTAATAACTCAGATTGTAAAACCTTATCGTCTGTGTCGACAATCGCTTTTTCATATGCAGCTTTAGCTTGTTTTTGTTTAACAAGTAAAAGTTTTTCTTCAGCATCAAATATTTGTTCAACTTCAGCTATTGATTTTGCTAATTCTTTATTTACTCCAGTTTTCATTATTTCTTCAATTCTTTTATTTATTTCTAATTCTTTTTGTTTTTCAAGTATTAAAGAGGAAGATTTACTTACTAATTGATCAACTTCAACTGATACCTTTTGTTGTATTGCAAAAACTCTTTCCTCAAGTTTTATTTGATCTAAAAGAACTTTCTTTCGATTTCCTTCACCACCTTGTCCTCCTAATTGTTCCGCAGCTTCTCTTCTCTCAACTAAACTTTGTGCTACTGTATCACCTGTAGCTGCTGCGTCACTTACTATCCTAGTC